TGGTAATACCCAAAAGGTTGTCGCCGGAGCCGTCACCGAAAAGAATCTGGAAGTCCTCTGCATCGCGGACTCCGGAGAGCAGACAGTTCATGACGAAACCACGGAGATAGGTCTTGCACTTGAGCGCACGCTTCGACAGTTTGAAATGATGACCGACACGGGAAACCTGGGCGGTGGCCTCCTTTACTTTCAGGCTGGATTCCGGGAGCATACCGTTCTCCGAAACGTAGCGGGCGTTGCGATCCACATGGTGAATCTGCTGGAACGCGAAGATGGGGAACTCCGGATCGCCGGGCAGGACGGTAGCGAAGTCGCGGACGTGGAGCTTCTTGTCAGTGGCCTGTGTCACGATGCGGTCGCTCTGCTGTGTCATGGTGAGCGTGCCGCCGGGAACGACATTGCCGGTGAGAGAGATGTCCTTGAACTGGAAAGAGCCGGATGACTTCTCGCGGTCGTTGATGAAGTCCTGCATCTTCGGGGAGTTATACATCTCCTCGAAAGCCTCGTTGAACTTGCTGACGAAATCGAGGCCGATGCCACGCTTCTTCATCTTTTCCAGAGCGTCAGACAGGCTCTTGACCTGAGCGACGAGTTCCTGGTTCTCTTTGGCGAGAGATGTAAGGGTTACACCGTCCTCGGCAACGAAAGGCTTGAGAGCCTCTTTGAGGGCGGCGGTGTCGACAACGTTGTCAACAGACTTGTTGATAGCATCGGTGAAAGCACCGAGCAGCGTGTTGACGAACTGCTTCTGCTCGTCGGGGAGACCGGCGGTCTTTACGCCTACAATCTCCTGAACTTCTTTGACTGTTAATTTTGCCATAATGCACTATGAATTTGAATGGTTGTTATTTCTTCGTAGCAGCTGACAGTGATGCCCAAAACGAGGCAGAGGGTATCGGCTCTTCAGCGGACTTCTTTTTGGTATCGTCCTTCTTGCCGGGCTTCTTCTCTTCATCCTCAGGCTTGGCACCTTCGGTCGGCTTTTCGGTTGATGGTTTCGTGCCTTCCTCGTCCTCCGGCTTCTTTTCCTTGGTCTCGGTAGGATCGGCAGGAATAAGTAGGCTGTTGGAACGATAGACACGGCTCCAGCAATAAGGACAGCGGACGTATGCAAAGGCCTCCACGATGCTCTTTGTGGAGATTTCTTTCTTTGCCGCCGAAAGGCCGTCAATGATTGCTGAAACTTCGTTTTGGATTTCGGGGCGGTAGCGTTCTATCTGTCGGCGTGCCTCATTGCGACCAATGGACATTACGAGTTCTCCGGCCGCTTCCTGAACTTCTTGCGAGAACGTATGCTCCGGCTCGTTGTCATAGTCGAACTGATGACCGCAACATGGACAGGTAACTATCATGCCGCCACCCAGGGATTTGAGTAACAGATTCAGTTCCATATCGTAGTTTTTAAGTCGCTCGTCTGAATATCCGCGCTGCTTGAAAGCCATGCGGAGCAGTTCGACGGCATCCCGAATCTGGTCCTCGGATGCGCTCTTCAATCCCACGAGGAACGTCTGAGGATTGGCACCCCAGCCCGTCAGCGTGGAATATTCGAGCATCTTCCATCTTACGACCTTGCGGCGGTCCTCCTCATCACGGGCAAGAGCCTTGACACCGATAGAGTGTTCAAGTGTGCGGCCTGCCTCATGGAAGAGCTTGTAGTCCTCAAAGACATCACGGCAGATCTGCTTGTTGAGGTTCATCTGTCCGGTCATGATGAGGTTTCCGTCCTTCTCTTCACCTGACAGAGGTACGCCAAGCAGCTGGCGCGTGTCGTGGTTGAGGTACCATCGCATTTTGCTTATGTCATCGCGGAGGGTGTCCACGAATGACCCCGGCATCGAGATGTCGTGCTGTGCGTCCTCGATGCCTATACCGTTCACCGCTACGGTGACGATACCCTTCTCAGTGACATCCAGTGCTTTTGTTTCGTACTGGAGATTAATCATCTGTTCTTTCATTTCTTTCTCCTTTCGAGGGTTTGGGTTTATTATTGAATTGATTGTCGTCGTTATCCTGATTATCTCCGGGCTTGCCGTTTGCGGGCTGACCCGTGTTAATCTGTATGGGAGAGGTCTGAGCCTTGATGACGCTGTCAACAATGGCTATCTCTTCGGGGGTCATCTCAAACTTGACCTTATTGAAAATCTCACCATCAAGAGCATCCTCATGGATTTGAGCACGCCAGTCATTGATGGATATGAGGCCGTTGTTGAACTGAGTGAGGCATCGCTCATTGACGAGCTTCTTGACCTCCTCCTGCTCCTTGAGGCCGATTTGCAGACAGGCCACATCGGAGAAATCACAATCGAGATACAGCCCCTTCTGGTCAAGGCCGAGGAACGTTGTCAGAGCCTCGCAGAAACGTTTGGCCGCCGGTATGATTACCGAGGTATAGACGCTCTTCTCGGCGGTGTCCTGGTTACTGAATGTGGATTGGTCTTTACGCGGTACCAATACTGCCGGAATGCCAAAGACGGAAGCAATCTTGATCGCGTCCTCCAATGTCTCGTCAAAGGGCTGGAGTTCTGTAATGGAGAGGTTCGTTCTTACGAAGTTGATAGGGATATCCGTTACTCCGTATGGAGATTTGCCCTCTCCGACGCCATAGTTGGCGTTGATGGTATCTCTCAGTTCTTTCTTCTCGTCCGGTTCAAGTGCCACGGTGCCAGTCGGGTCTTCCTTCTGTGCCACGATGAAACCAAGTGCGCCACGCTTCAGATAAATCACATTACGCGCCTCATAGACTGCGAGGAGGTTTGCAATCGGCTTCTTCACGGCCAGGAGTCGGCTCTGTGCCTTCATGTAGCCTACGCCCCGGATGAGTTCTGGAATGCCGTCACGATCATGCCATATCTGATAATATGGGATTGTGAGACCGGAGTATGCGCCGAGGTCGAGAGTATAGCCCTTGATGAGTTCGTCTATATTGGCGATACCGAACATCGGCACGCCATAGCTGTACTCCATCGGCTCTACCTTGACGAGATGGGCCGGCAGGCTCCAATAGTTTGAACACCATTGGAACTTGACGGCATCGGCTGTGATGGTCTCGCCCATAGCAGCTCTGAAAAAGGCATTGCCCGTGGCGAGTTTATACACGAAATGCTGATAGACAATCTCGCGCCATGTCATTATGGGATTAGGCTGTTTGAGAATGGCATCGGCTCCGAGACGATTGCACCACACGATGCTATCATCTTTCGTTCTCTTCAAGTCAAAATGAGCCTCTGAGATACGCTTGGCAATGAAATCTATCGGCCAGAACACCTCAGGAATTGTCTTGAACATCTCAATGAAGTTGTTGCCGACAACCGAGGGCTGTATGAGCGCGTCGAGCTTGGCAAGAATCTGATGATACCTCCATGCGTCAGTGACATTAGTGTCCGAGTTATCCTGACTGACGGTCTGGGGAGTTTCCTCACGAGAGGTTTCTTCCCGGACTGTCAGAGCCTCGGTCTTTTCCTTGGTGCCAAATATGCCTTGTAGGAATTTCATGCGGTTTCTTTTGGCGCAAAGAAAAGGAGTAATAGCACAAGTTGAGCCAAACGCCGAAAAAACTGAAATATGCGACTTGCCGAAAATAAGCCTTAATCCTTTGTATCTTCGGCAGTTACAGCCATATTGCCAGAAAAACCGAACTTTACAACGAACTGAATGAAGCCACTCAGAACCGCACTCGCTTCCTTGCACTCGCTGTCTTTATTGTAGTCAAGAAGATTGGCCATGAACGTGGAATACACCACATCGTCATTTAGTCTCTCCTCATTGAACAGGAGATGGTTCTTAACAAAATCGGATGTGGCGGCTATGCGTCGGTCTATGTCCGGCACCTCTTGCATCGCTCGGACTCCGGGCAGCTCTTTGCGTAGATCCTTGACAAATCGGTAATAGGCCGGAGCGCACTCTATGATTGTCTGAGGGCTGGCGGTGTCTATAAGGATTTGCTTAATCTCATCTGTCGAGGCCGTCTCAGTCAACTGCACATCAAGGATGTGCCATTTCTCGCCGCACAGCTTGCCATGCACCAGGGCGAACTTGCCGTTGACATTCGGCATAGCATAGGCAATCTCTCGGCTATATACACACTTGGTATCTGGATTGAAGAAATGAATGGCCCCGTCTTTGGCATAAAGGTTGCGCTTGCGTCGGTTCGAGAACAGAAGAAACTCTTCTCGGAGCAAGTCAACGACAACATAACGGAATGTATCGGAGATATGACCGTGTTCCTCGTATGTCTGCATGGTGATTTTGTTCTTGACCTTGGTCTTGAGTATGCCGCCGTTCACATCTTTCTGGACACTCATGTAGTCCTCAATCGAGATCTTGCAATTCTCATCAATCGTTATCTGGAGTCCGGGGAATATGACATCAAATATCGCATTGATAAACTCGCCGGACATCGGCACGCTCGGATTCTTGTTGCTGACCTTATCCTCAACCTCAATACCCTCTTTCTGCAAGGTGTCAATGAACAGGTCGTGGAATGAACGTTTCTCGTCATCAATGTTGTTGGCGGCTCTCGTTGAGGCATCACCGTGGAGGATAACCTTATCAACTCCCATCTCATGCAGACGCTTGGCGACGAGCTTGGCCGCCTTCCTGACGGTATTGTTAGGGCTGTCGGCACACGTCTCACCAATCTGTCTGATATGTTTCTTGCCACCATCTAACGCAATCTGCCAATAAGTACAGGATATATAAGGCAGCACGTTGGAGTCAACACTGATATGCACCGGCAATGTCGGGTCATATTCGCATACTCCCGTATGCACACCGCGATTGAATGATGAGAAGAACTCGGAGCCGGTGCGGATGACACCCCACTCTCCGAGGGCATAGACGTTGTAATAGTCGGGGTCGTTGAGGCGGTCTCGCTCGAAGTCGGCCACACACTGCTCGTCATAGAAGCCATAGGTGCCGTCAGGAGAGCCGACAACCCAAAAGTTATTGAGGTAGGTGGTCTGAATGACAACAGTGTCCGAGGGGTGTTCCTCTATCTCTTTGGTGCGAGGGTTTAGGATTGATTTCGGCTCGTTCATCCGTATTGATTTCACGTCGGTGAGTTGAGGTGGCAACTCTCGACCTGCTATCTCTACTATTTTGGGAATGTCGTGCCACTTCTCTTTGTCGAATACTTGGGTCTTAATCCAATGCGTTTCCTTGATGGGGTTGAATGTGGTTATAATCTGCTGGCCCACCATACCGCGCAGACGCTTACGAATCTGCTTATAGTCCTCCTCTTCAAATTCGCTCTCCTCGTCCAGAACAACACGCTTGAAACTTGACAAACCTTTTATCTTCTCCGAGTCATCAAGGCCCTTAAAGACTATACGCGCCCCGTTGCTGAGGCACGTTATTGTCTTAACTCCATCGGAGAACCTGAACAAATTCGTTATTCCAAGTTGATCAGCGGCTGTCTTGAAGTCCTGATATATGGAGTCTCGGATTGAGGCTCCGACCTTACGCATGACGAGCGTGTTGCTCCCTTCCCATAGTGTGAATATGAGAATAATCTGCGCCACGCTATATGACTTGCCAGACGATGACCCTCCGAACAAGATTATAAAGCGGATGGTCAGGTCTTGCAGGAACCTCATCAGATAGAAACCGACAGGGTTGATCTTCTTGAAATTTATTTCCATTGATTTTGACAGTTTGAAAGGAGATTTAGCCGTTTCGCTTACGCAGTTTTGCATTTCCTCGGAGATTTTTCCACCATGTCCGACAAAGTGAAATGAAATATCCCTGATTTGCTTTCAATCCGTTCACTCGTCATCGTCATCGAATCCGATGCGGAGTTCTCCTGCCACGTTGCTCTGCGAGGTTACTTTGATGTCCTTGGCGGCGGCAAATCCCAGTACGTCGATAAGCCGTTTCTTGGCGGCGTCCTTATCTACCTCCGGGACTATGTTCTTGCCGACCCTCACGAACTTCAGCAGCTTGCGTGTTTTCTTTGGTATCTCATGCAGGTATCGCATACGCCAGCGGCCCGTCTTGCTGTCAATAGTCCACAAGTCAAGAGGGTCTAAGTCAAGGATGCTCACATCGTCGCTGATGATGCGCTCACGGCTAATCGACGCGAGTCGCGCTTGCTCTTCTCTAAGCTGCTCTATCCTTACCTTTATCTTATCCTGAGCTGCCAAAGCACTTGCCTTGCTGTAATGCCAAGGTTCGTTCACGTCACTCTTGCAGTTGTAAGCCTTGCGATAGGCGGCCACAAGTATGCCTTTGGTATCGTTGCCATACGCATCGACTACATACTGACAGAACAGTTCCTGCTGAGGCGTGAGGCCATGTTTGTTCTTTGCTCTTGCCATAGATGATAATGATGTTATGCTATTGTTGATGATGTTGTCGTAATAATAGATTCAGATGATGAACAGATGCCGTTGAGGTTGTAGCCATCATTTGGATTTCTCCCGCTCCCTTAAAAATTTTGGCAAATGCGTAAAATTCTACCCGCTTTGCCGCTTTTTATGGCGATATGAGCCGTTTTTTGCGCTCAAATGAGGTGGGGATTGTCTCAAAATCATCGCCGGGAGAATGGATTTATCGGTTACTGATGCCTATGAGGTTGAGAACCATGTCCCGGTCTCCGAGCTGCGCGTTGGTCGCTATCATCGTAGACCCCGTGGTGATTATGTCATCATAGACTATCACTCGCCGCTCGGCGATGGGCCGCAGCAACATGAAGTCAGGGTGCAGACGGTCATGGTTGATGCACTGCAAGGCATCGCCATAGAACGAAATGCCGAGAGTGTCGGAGATTATGCGGCATACCTCGGTGGCGAAATGAAATCCGTCGGCGTGCCGGCGTCTTGGAGTGGTAATGATGCACCAGTCTGCCGTATTACCGATGAATGTTGAGATGAATTTGCCCGCGGCATCTGCGAACATCGCGGCATGATCGGCCGAGGATTTAATCTCCCGGAACGTCAGCCCCTCCTTGCTCCGCTTGAACTGCGAGATATAGTAGAACGTGCCTATGCGGTGCAGAGCCTCCCGTGGCGTAAGGTCACAGCGAGGGACGTTGTCGCTTAGGAGTTTCGGCCCCTTGGCGACAGCGTCCCAATCATCCATGCGTATAATCTTACTTCTCCGTCTCATGTTCCATACAGCGTCGGATGCCCTCGGCTACCGACACATATTGCAAAGGTACAGTAGGAATACTCTCATCAACCGTTTGCGCCTTGCGGTCAAAATCGCGTTTGTGCCTATCAATCACGATTTCAAGCGGTTTGTACTTTTCCACCTCTAATGCGAAATCATAGACGGATGTCTCTTCGGGATTGGCTACATTCAGCAGCTTCTCTCCGCTGCCATAGGCATAGATGAAGCCCTCGACGGCATCGGAGATGAATGTGAAGTGGCGCACGTTGCGTCCGGCATTTACGAGCTTGACAGGATTGTCGTTGAGAATATGCCAAAGAAGAGTACCCTGACGCGGGTCAGGCCCGTAGATGTTGTGTAGACGCACTCCCGTGGCGCCGGGATGGTAGCAGGCGGCATACTGTTCGTCAAACCGCTTGCTGATGCCGTAGAGTGATGTGGTGTTGCATCCGTTCGCCGTGGAGGATGACGCATACACCAGGCGCACGTTATGGCGGCGGCAGGCATCGCACACCACCATGAAGGCATCGATGTTGTCGGCCTTCATGGCATCTTTGTCGGTGTTGAACACTGATGTCTGAGCGGCCAGATGATACACGCAGTCAATGTCCGAGAGGTCGGCGGTCCTGAAGAAGTCGGCAACTTCAATTCCGGTGCGGCGGTCGATGACGGCCACCTGTACGCCTCTCTTTTTAAGAGCAGCGGTGAGAGCCTTGCCGATAAAGCCCTCACCGCCGGTTACAATCATTTTCATGTCTTATTAGTTGATTGGTTCAAGTTCATCCATATCATACTCATAGATGATACGCTTTTTGTAAATTCTCGCAGTTTCTTTTTCGAGTTGACATCCCATCGAATGACGGTAATTCATGCTAAGACAGATAGCATCGCAGTCAAGCAATGCCTCTATATCACGGCCCATGTAGAATGAGTATGGCATATCAGGCTCCGGGCACACCTCAAAAGGCGTGATCGCCTTATGACCTTTGCTCTCGATTAAACGTTTGAGCCGTTCAGCCTGCGCCTTGGCCACTTCAGGCGGACGCCCGGTTATCGGGATTGATATGTAGATTTTCATGACTTATATGTGAAAAATTTGTTGTATCTTTGTAATTGACTCGGAGATGTGGGACCGGAACGGGCCGCCGCCCACCTTGTGAGGAATCTGCCTTTGGCATACTTCGTGGCCGGGAGAAATTCCCGTGTAGGAAACCGAGAGAGCTGGTAAGTTCGTGAGTCCAGCGTTTAGCCGTCCTTTCGGGCGGCTTTTTACTTATGCGTATCCCAACGATGAATCCGGCCGTCTTTGGTAACTACATAGACGCGGAGCGGTTTGCTGTTATGCTGCCGATACTTTTCTATACCCGCCTTGACTGTTGCCTTTGTGTGGCCCGCATCTCTCATATACACGACTGCCGCCGTTGCTCCTGGCTTATCCCTCGCGTGTTCCAGACAGTTCTTGAAGTTGTTGACGCTATCACCTTTCGGCGATGACTGCTCAAATCCAGCCGAAAACACATAGCCATCCGGTGTCCGAACATCCCCAGCTTCATCTTTGAGCGTGATTTTGTAGCCCTTGTCGGCCATGAATCTTGCAGCTTCTATCTCTTCCGGCTTGTGGGTCGCGGAACTCTTCTCAATGAGATAATAACCGCCGCCTTTTTTGCTGAAATAGCCGTCTGAATATCGGCCGGAATGCATGAGCTGATTAAACTCGACCTCTCGGCGCCCATATTCGCGGCTTCCGCCGGCAAGTGTGCGAGAACCGCCGGATAATTTAACCATTGACACCCCCTTTCTCGGTCATGAAGTCATGGATATAAACGAGAGAGTTATGATTGCAGAAGTCATGTATCTCTTTGCCGCCACCATACACGATGAGATTAGGGATAGCCTCGCCGGAGATTTCGCGGGCGATCATCAATTCTGTTTCCAACTCGGCAAGATGTCCGCGTGTGCCGCGTGTGGCAAAAGCGTTATAACCGGCAGGGATGCCGAGGCGGTTGACCTCATAGAACTTGCTACTGACATTCAAGTCGGCATAGACATTCATGCCGCACTCTTGGAAGTATCGGGCGAGCCATCTCTTTTTGTAGATGAGGTCGAGGCCCTGAGCAAACGGAGTGGTGTCAAAGAGAGAAAAATTTGGTTCTATCACTGCGCGGGCGCAGGTGTTCAGCACTTTTGCAGGATTTTTCCATACACTTGCAAAACGATAATCATCCACATAAAAATGAATTGTTTGCGCTGTTTTCGTTTTTCTTCCGGCACCATAAGGAGCAAATGGGAGCAACAGATGTCCTCCCTGCCTATCAATCCGCAAACACGGAATGTCATACTTGTTGTCGCTCGGATATAGGCAGTCCTCGGCGACATTCAATTCAGTTGCGTTCATATTGTGATGATGTGATGTGATGATTTATGAACTTAGCCGCTATTAGATTGGAGGCTTGGATTTTGCGTAAATGGGGCATTTATCCCGATAGGCGCATTCTCCGGCCTTTGCCTGGGCGAAACGCTCATGCCATAGAACCTCGTAGAACTCTGTGCCCATCTCCGCCTCTTCGTTGAGGTAGCCAACGAGTTTCATACAGAAAAAGCCGCTGTCGCTCTCTTTGTCATCGTGGAGTGCCACAATGCCGTTACTGTTCGGTCTTGCCATAATTGGGTTATGATTGGTTTGCGACTATAATCAATTTAGACCCGTCGGGATAGGTCATTGCCTTTTTGAAAAGTTTATGGCACCTCGCCGGGATATTGCGATACCTCAGATGCCATTCATTCCATAGGATGCAGTGGCCGCGCTTGACTCCGGGGTTGAGGTGGGTTGCCCCCGTGTTCATGCAGGGGCAACTCCCACAACTCCGTGGCTCATCATAGAACTTGTAGCCATTTATCTCAATCATCTTCGGTGGTCTTATGTGTCTCGACTGATACGATGATTTCAATAGACTTGTTGTCTGTCTCGATAACGACTTTGTGCTTCATACTCTCTACATCTTTTAGCAGGGAACCCGTGAGGTTCCCTATCAGACTGGCAGCTCTCTCGTTTGGATTATACGAGAATGGCACGAATGTATCATGCGATATGAACTGTTCTATTTCCTTTTTCTTGAACATTCTTGATTATTTTGGTTGGTGATTCTTGGAGTGCCCGACACAAGGCCGGACACCATGCTTTCGGGATGCTCGTATGGACGGCGTTGCCGATGAACTTCTTCTGATCGCTCTGATTGCCCATCAGCACATAGTCGTCAGGAAAGCCTTGTATGCGTTTCAACTCCACCACCTTGAGCATCCTCAGTTTGATGTCGAATACATTGTAACAAGCCATGAACTCCTTTATCTTTACCGTCATAGGCGAGTCATTCTCATAGACCTCTATGCCGATGCCTCCACCCTCGACGCAGACGAGATAAGGAGGCCGCTTGTCCATTCGAGCAATGAGAGTGAAACACGGCTCATCTATGGAGCTGCCGGACGAGAAGAACTGTGGGTTCATCAGGAAGAACTGACGGTAATCCTTGGCGGAAAACCTGCGCGGCTCACACTTGATTCCATCAATAGGGGCCAACTGCTCAACCGTAACAAGATGATGTTTGGGGTTGGCTGTGATACATCCGGCTGGCTCATCAAGAGACGTGGGTCGGCCTTGACCGTACTGCATATCCAGGAACTGAGGATTTACAAGTGCGAACTTGTCTTTGGTAGGAATGGTGGGCGCCGGGCTGTCAATGTCCCGACAGCCGCCGTTGCCATAGAACGATGTCAGGAAGTGCGCACTGACGAGCGCATGATGGTCAACGCACGTTATCGTTCCGGCCGGCTCATCCAACGACACGTTCTTATCGTAGGCCGAGCCGCTGAACTGCTTTGACAGAAACTCCACGTGAGCAAGTCCGAGGCGATTCTGAGTGGCCACTGTCGGACACGGCTCATCAATGGAGGGCGGCACATACTTTCCTCGCTGGCTCATGCTGTTGAACTTTACCAGGAAAGCATCTTTGCCACCGGCCACAAATTTGATGAGTCCGGCATAGATACGCATCAGCGTCTTCTCGGCCAATGGCTTCTTCCTCGTGAATATGGATTGGCCCCACTCTTCGAGGTTGAGGACATATCGCACGGCTCGCCACCGTTCAAGATTGCCGGTGGGCCGTCGGCTGTGGGTAGGCTTGGGGAACACAATCGGTAGGCCTTTCTTGGCGAACATACCGAAATAACGCTTGCGTGTGGTCCGGGCGCCGAAGTCGGCCGAGTTCAAGATGCGGTAGTCATAGTTGTAGCCATACCCTTTGACGTTCTTGATCCATCGGACATAATCGCGCCCTTTATCCATTGAAAGCGGACGGCCATTCTTATCGAGCGGCCCCCACGACATGAACTCTTCAACGTTCTCTATCTGGATAAAGTCGGGGTCGATGGCTTCGATGTATCGGTAGAGGTGTTCCGCGAGAGTCCGGCTGTCGGCATCACGCGGCTGGCCACCTTTGGCTCTACTGAAATTGGTACACTCCAACGAGGCCCATAGAACAATCAAGGCTTGCGGATTTTCATGTCTGCAAGCCTTGATGCGTTGGATAAGCGGTGTCAGGTTCAACGTCCTGATGTCTTCCGTAAAGTGGAGCGCGCCCGGATGATTGGCCGCGTGGGAGGCTATGGCTTTTGGGTCGTGATTGACACAAGCGATAACCTTGGCACACTGCTCACCATCCAACCGGGCCTCGTTGACTCCCGTGGAGGTTCCCCCGGCGCCGCAGAATAGGTCAATGTATAGCAGTTGTATCATCGTGATCTGTATTAGGCGTTCTCGTTTTCTTCATCTTCTACTTCTATCGAGTTTGATTCTCGTATGGCATCAGCAATATTACTGGCACCGATTGCTATTGTAGCAGCAAGAAAGAATATGGCAATTGCTATCACTTTTCACCTCCTTTCAGAAGTTTGGGGTCATTGTAGCGATTGCCTATAACTTTCACATTGGGATTGGCATAGCCGTACTCATGCCCAAATATGCACAGAGGTACAAGTGAGCAATCTTCTTCTTTGATTTGCTCTCTGATAGGACTCTCAGCCTTATGAACATTCAAGACCCATTGGAGCGTGTCATTGTCAAATTCAACGACACCATAGCATATACAGTCGTTATCAGGGTCAACACCTCCATTATAGCCGAGGCGGTCATACTTGTAGTCTGCCTCCAAGATGTCGCCCTCAAATACTTCGCGTCCTTCCTCGTCAGTCATGCCGGTGAACTGGCCTACGGTATCCGGGGCGATACGAAAACATCCTCGGTCTGGTGTGCTGATGTGGGTATGTCCACGAGTATCATTGACGAAGAGATTGCCGTAGAACCACTCTCCACTATAAGAGTCTTTGCCACGGAATTTTATTGTTCTCATACTCTTTTGCCTAATTTGATGATGAATACTTCTTCTTCGGGCGCACCCCATACAGGGTTGCCGAAACCTATGTGCATACTCTTGATTTCAAAGAGCATCGTAGTTGGTGTGTAGCCTCTGTGAAAGCGGACATGGGTGTACTCCTGCCACACTTGATCCGACGGAAGCGAGGCGAGATAATTCAAAGCTCCATCTCGCCCGCTATTGAGTCGGAGGAACCGCTTGACCCAATGGTCAGAGAGAATGCGATATTCTTCCGGCTTCTCGCCGGACTCTTCCATGTCATACCACTTGTGCTTTACGACCAAATCAAGTATTTTCATCATTGCTATTCTCGGTTTTAGGTTCATGCAGAGGACAGGTGCCGGTCTTTTCATCGTACATCGGCATAGTCCATGTTAATGTCTCCTGTACTTCCTGGCAGAATGGAATGTGCCGCTTACAGTTCTGGCAGAGTGCCGGCCCTCCGAAATAGTTAGGGCCGACACAATAGGCGTAGTCTTTGTTCATGGTTCAGGCTGTTCTTTTAATGCTTTGATAAGAGCATTTGCCTCTCGGACGCAATCACTGGCGAACATATCCAATTCTCGTGCGCAGAAGGCTCTCATGTCGCCGTCTTCACTTGAAAGGCAACGAGCGAATATATCTTTGGCAATCTCGTATCGACGCTGTTCCCAATCAATCTGATTGGCGTCTTTGGTTTTGCGGTTGATGGAGATTATTGCATCCATCGTCTGCTTTTCGATTACTGTCATCATGGTTAATACCAATTTAATACAACGAAGTCGTTGCGCTGATCACTGTGAGCCATCCACTTGGCAAAGATGCCGATGATGTCATCAAGCGTCTCGCTTATCTGATTCTCTTCGCGCCACAGCTCAAAGTCTCGGCGATTGTAGCAGATTTTTGCTATCAGATTGGCAAGGTCTGCCCGTGTGATTTCAAGTTGCTCAGCACACTCTACATCCTCGCCCTGCCAGCTAAGGTCGGGGCACTCCTTATAGAGTAGCCGGTTAATCACGTCTTGTTTACCATTGAAGTTGTCGTAGATGCGGTGTTTTACCTGATACACCTCGGCAACATGAGCTTTAATTCCCATTTCGATTTGGTTTTATTGGTTTGACTTGGTTATTTCGTTCACGAAGCGGAGAGTCCAACGGTTGATGTAGGCTTGCCAACACCCCATTGACGGCGCCCATCGAAAGCCGTTCCTCTTCAGTTCTGTTCTCATATCATCGTCGGGCTTGCCGGGGAAATAGATGCGGACGCGGTTCTCGGAGTAGCACTCTTCAATAGTCACATCATCAATGGTATATTCCCGGTCTTCCTTGTTCGCCAATGCCTCTGCCTTTGCGAGTTGCTTTTTGGCAGCGTTTATTTTGGCATTGTTGTTGGTAAGAGCGTAGGCAGGGAATTGTGTGCCATTGGCAACAAATCGCTGAGCGTATGGAGCAGAAAAGCCGATATGAACAAGAGCCTCAACTTTCTCGACGTCGGTCATATTCTTGGCGCGTATGATTTTATTTGTCGCCTTCATTTGCTCCTGAACCGCTGTCAACTCGGCAATTTTCTTTTTCAGCCGCTCTATCGCGTCATCATCGCCGATGTAGATGTTGTCATTATTCTCCACGGCCTCGGCTTTTCGAGCGTAGTAGGCCGCTTTCTCGGACTCATGCACGCTCCGCATCATTGCGCTGTTGGAACGCTCCAGGGCGCGGCGGTGTGCTTTCTCGGAATGGTGGCCGACGAGGATTGGCTGACCGAGGGGAATGTTTGCTACGGCATCATTGCTTGCATTGAAAGCGGCTGTGGCTCTCTTGGCGGCGTTCTCGGCATATTCGCGGTAACGCTCGGCCCGCGCCTCTTGTCTTTCTTTCCGTGTCATGCCTTTTCAGTTCTTAAGAGTTCTACACGAGTGATAGAGTGATACTCACTCCTGATTTTGCACTCGGCCTCTTGGCGGCTGTTCGCTGTTACCCAGGCATTGAAACCATCCTCGCGGTCATAGGTCGTATAGACCCGAAAAACATACTTTTTCATTCTCGTTGGTTTTATTGGTTTGACTTATGCTATATCTTCAAGGACTTTGTCAAGAGAACTCCAAAGCTCTTTCACGTCATCCTCGCTAAATTCGGTTTCCTCATCGGTGTCTTCATCGTAGTGAGAGGCAGTGATTTCCGTAACCTCGCCCCATGCTTTCCGAAGATCGCAGCTCGGTGGAGTCCAATAATCGCCGGGGTCATTATCCCACTCTCCACAGCACTCATAGGTAACTTCAATGAGCCAGCCATCTTCCTCATAGCAGAAATAGTTGGTGGTTGAGTCATCGCATCGTCCCCATCCATCCTCGTCTTGTTCGTAGTAGGACTCTCCGATTTCGTGGTCATTGCTTGAGAGCAGGTCCACAAGGGTAGGAATGAGAGCGTTGAGGTCGGATATTGTTTTCATCTCTTTGGCGGTTTTATTGGTTTGACTTTGTTGTTATGTAAGGGTTTTGTATCTCCCTTACACCTGTAAAGTTAGGGCACTAAAACTGGTTTTGCAATCAGATTGGCCGCCATTTTTCCACCTTAACGTTTGTCAATAAGTGTCAAGACTTGGCGCTCTCGGCTGCATCTTCTTCGGCCATGATGACATCGACAATGCTATGGCACCGGTTGGCGAGAACTTTTACACAGAGCGCCATTGTGTCGGTAATCTTCATGGTGTGGCCGAAACTCTCGGCAATATCAATGCAGAGTACGGATATGAGGAACACAAATGGGTCTTGCCTGCGACTGCACGGCTTGTTGATACGCTCGGCAATGACTTTATCCATGTTCTTATCAAAGTCCTCAACGAATGTGAGTATCATGCGGACGAGGGCCACGCGCGCCGGAATCTCTTTATGAGGGTGTCCGACATACTGCCGGGCGGCCTCGTTAGTAAACGTACACCAGCACTTGAACAAGTCTAACTCAACGCTCTTGCGCAATCGCTCCAGATAGTTCTGATAGGAGTACCATGCGCGGCCATAACTCTTACGGAGTTCATAGTTATACTCGTCGATGCACTTACGCATCTCTCGGTTGTGCCGCTTATACTCAGAGAGCCGATTGTCCCGGCAATACTTGATAAATGCCTCGGCCTGTTCCAGGGCGAGAGCCGTAAGCATCTGCGGTATGAAGTTCATCAGCACGGCCTCTCTCGCTCCGAACAGCTTGACGCACTCGTCAGATGTAAGGGCCTTTTGTGTCTGCGGCTGTTGTTTCTTGATGTTGATGCCGAAGGACTCTGCCGGCGCCGGGATGATGGGTACCGCATCAGGAGCGATACCCATCTTTGCCAGCAGTCCTTTGTCTAAGGGTGGTAGCTGCATGTCTTCTCAGTCTGTTCCTTCGTAGATAATCATCCAGTCCTCAGACAGCATGTCGGTCTGAGAAGCGAGCCAGCCACTGAGTATCTCACCCTTGGCGGTGAACATACAGATGGTGCCGAGTGCAGGGATTTCGCCTCCGGCCTCTTCTGCGAGACGCTTTAGCATCGGGTCCTTGCACCACTCTGCTTTTACCATTGCGGCAGGTTTCAGCCAAAGGAACATATTCTTACCGTTCCATCCGCGTCTGGCTACCTTCTTGCCCTCTTTAAGGGCTTCGATTGCTTTACCAAAATCCATTTTGTCAGAATTGTTTGGGTTAATAATTAGGACGGCCCGGACTAAGAGTCCGAACCGTCAAAAAGATTTTTAGGAGGTGGAGGCACGAGGTCATCGAACAGGCCGGGAACCCTCGGCTGCAACGCCTCATATTCATCTCTGAAAAACTCCTCCTTTGTTCGATTATACTTCTTGCCTTTTGCCGTGTGGACATCGTAAGTATAATCAGGTATGGGAATAGGATAGCGGCGCACATCGTCAATCCAATGCTCTACGTCAACCATGTTGCGGTCGTAGATAAAGTTTTGAAGATGATCCGCGTCTCTGTTCTTGCGGCACTCGCATAAGATAAGCACCGCTTTACTCACGAAGATTCGGCCTTTGCCTTCGGGATGATTTTTGTTGACTAACTCATGTCCTTGCCAAAGGGCTTCTATCTCCGAGGTAATAAGGCCGTAGCAATCCTCGGCACTGATAGTGTAGAGCCGCTTCCATACATAGTCGCGGAAGCCGGAGTGCCACAGCTCAAGAGCGAAGAATCCGGCAACGCGGGCATCGGCTCGGCGGATGGCTTTTTGCATTGCGCTACTCACCTCGAAGAAATTATATCCTGATACAGTTCTCTTTATCATAACTAATTGATATTATGAGGATTTATACTGTAAAGGTAATACGGATAAGCAAGAGATGCAATCAGATTGAACACCATTTTTACACCATTTTGCCTACCCATACACCTTTCAGAATTTGAACTGTGCCGTGATATTGTACTGGACGAGTTGCTTGGTTTTGTCCTTGCCGTTGTTAGTGGCACCTTTGAGGTTGATGCTGTCGCCGAAGTGTTTTTTGATGAACAAAATGCTCCGGCGCTCCTCGTCCTGGTTCCTGAAGGCGGCCAGCCCTCCGGCGTTGACAAAGGTGCCTTTCTGGGCGAAGTTGTAGCGCAAGTCGGTGAGAACTCTGCGTTCCTTGTATTTCATGTAGCAGCTTATCCAAAAGTCCTCTTTGAGCCGGATTTCCTCGTTCCACCATACGTTCTTGTTGTAGCGGACACCATACGCGCAACCGGTGATCATCTTCATCAGCGAGTAGTAACCCCACTCGTTATACATCACCGGGGAGATTGCCGAGGTAAAGCCGAACAGGTGAATATCGAGCATACACGCCAACTCATACAGTGACTCTATGATATGGGTAATCTCGTCAGGGTCGCGGATGACTCCCGGCTCTCCTTTCTCGACAAAGAGCGTCTTGACAACGTGAACATCATCGTCAAGCATCATCAGGTCACCGAAGTGCCGGGCCATCCAATTTCGTTTCGGTATCAGACCAATCACATCGTCGGGGTGCGTCACTATCTCGCATTCGGGATTATACTCCCGATAGAGGTCTGCCTGACTCTCGGCCACGCAGATGATAGGATTGTTAACGAGTTTCTTTGAGAAAACTCGGTCGTGCCGCTTGTGGGAGGGTATGACAATTTTCAGATCGCTCATTTTTTGTCGCCCTCCAGCGCGACACGGACATCTCTCACGTCAATCACATTACTCTTGCTCACCTTGCCGGTCTTGTAGGATTTCATCCTCTGCATTCCAAGCCTCTCACGAAGCCAGTTGCTGTCAACCTCACTGGCCGATTGGATGATGAACAGCTCGTGTCGCTCATCATACTTCGGAACGAGAGGATAGACGGCGGTTTCATCGGTGATTGAGTCGAACCGTTCCTTGAACTCATCGACAGGCTTCTCCGGGGCGAACTCTACGCCCCAGCCTTGCAGCTCGTCTTTGTCCCATTCATTGAGCATCACATCCTTGTCATTCTCGCCGAAACTAACATTGTCCTTTGTGGCATATTCGCGCAACTTCTTTACGTCGGTTTCAGGGTCAAGGACTTTACAGGGAAGCTCTTTGTAGCCGAGTTCCTTGCACGCCCTCAAACGCAAATTGCCACAAACGACTAAATAGCGTCCTTCGGCATAAGGATACACAATCAGCTCACGAAGCTCAAGCATCTCCGGGGACTCGGCAATGCTTTTTTTCATCGCTTCATACCGGTAGTCCCGAAAGAACCGGGGATTCTTCGGGAGACCAGACAGTTGCCCCTTGTTGAAATCAAGGAGGCTGATAGGAATAATTGTTATTTCTGCCATGACTAAACATCATCATTAAAACATCATCATTAGCCACACACGAAACCTACAATTTGGCTGATTCTTGCTCCAGCGTGTCGCGGAGCAGTTGCTCGACATTCTTACACCCGATGCGTTCAAGGTATGTAAGACTGGCAATAATGACCTCGGCGGCGGCGACCTCTTTCTCGGTCCAGCCCTCGACGGACTGACTTTGAAAACTCGTCGCATCGTATAGCTCTCTCCATTTCCGGGAAATCTCGTATAGAGATACCCGCGAGGAACTCGTCTCGGTAATTTTGCCGCCTTCAATCGCCACCTGAACACATTGGGCAGCAAATTTTCTCAGCGGTATTGCCATTGGTGATGAGTTTGGGGTTTGTGAATGACTGGTTAATACACACGGTGCATGAGCCGGGAGGCGATTTGTTCAACTGTTTCATGTCGGTTAATGTTTCTTTACGCGAAATGCTAACACGCAAAAGGAGATGACTGCAAGCACTACTACGAGTGCCGCTACAATCCAGAGTGGCGATGTAATCCACCACCAGGACCACGTTACGAGGTTCGTCAGTTTCAGGATCAGAAACACGACGAACACGACAACAGGCAGACTTAGGCCGGTTGCCGGGGAGGGGGTCTTTTTTCCCATATTCTTATTATTTGGTTTGAAGTTCTGCTGGCAACTCCTCATTGTCATCTTCAGCATTTTCATCGTCGAGGAAATCAAACAATGACGGAGCCTCCTTTTTATTAGCGGCCTGGGCGCAATACTGAGCGCCATCAAGGAAATACGTCGGCGAAAGTTCGATGCCCCAGCCCTTGCGGCCCTTGTTGAGCGCACAATAGGGAACCGTCATCAACCCGCCGAATGGGTCAAGCACAACATCGCCTGGGTTGCTCATCTGGTCTATCACACGGTTCACTATGTCGAATTGCAGGGGGCAGAGGTGTTGCTCCTTTCCCTTGACAGACTGAATAGTGTTGAGAGTGCGCATACGGGCGATGTCAGACCAGACATTGTCAGTCCAACTGCCGGGCTGGAGTAGCATGAAGCCTGTGGGGAGTTTGCCATGCAGCTCCAGTTCTTCAGCGATCTTCACGACGTAATCATAATCCCACACATTGTTGAGGGTGTAGCGGCGGAAATATCGGTAAATGGCTTTGTGGTCCATCTTGGCTATCTCTTCGGGAGTCATAAGGCGGTCGCCGGAAGAACGAGTGTAGCCGTGAGCGTCCATCTGCCAGCGTGCGCGGCTGTATCCGTCAGGATTGTCCCACTGCCTCGTCTGTTCGTTCCACCACTTCTTATCCTTGACAACAGGGATATCCGCATAGGCGTTGGTGCGGTCGGTTGCAGGTTTGCGGAAGATGAGAAGATACTCAGGCATACCGACACCCATCTTGGTGCCGTCCTTACACTGCTCCGTCCATCCGAGGCGGTAGGTCTGATTGTTCTCTCGGACCACATCGGTTACGATAGTTTTCATACCCATGTAGGCAAATCCGTGTCGGGTGTAATGGGCTATGCAATCGCAGTGGAATGGATAAACCGTCTGACACCCCATACCGCTAAGGCCCATCGGCACTATGCGGTCTTTGACATGGATTATGGCCATGCGGCCCGGCTGGAGTACTCTGAACAGATTGGGGGTGAGGAAATCCATCTGCTTGAAAAACTCCTCATTACTCTCCGAGTGGCCGAAGTCCGCATAATTTGGCGAATACTCGTATTGTGTCGCAAATGGAATAGAGGTTACGATGAGGCCAACGGAATTGTCCGGGTAGAGTTCGGTGTTCTGCAATTCCAGAACATTGTCATTGTTGGCTATGCGGTAGCCGTCACCTACAACCTCTACACGATCAACTCCCATTTTGCGGGCGAGGTGCGCCGCCATCTCTTTGTGGGAGAGTCCGTATTTCTTTATGATTTCTGTCATGTTGTGAACGAGTTTGTTATGGTTCTGCCACTTGGTTTCAAGAGCCTTGCGGACTCCGCGCTCTGCCTCGGTATAGATGAGGTCAACCCTTACGACTTTCGTCTGAAGGAATCGTTGCAAGCGGTGGATTGATTGGATAAAGTCATTGAACTTGTAGCCGATGCCGAGGTATATGGCCCATGAGCAATGACGCTGAAAGTTGCAGCCGGAACCGGCGATGACTGGCTTTGCCGCCAACTCCTGAATACGGCCATAGGAGAAGTCGAGAATGTTGCGCTCTCGCTTCTCGAAGTCCTGGGAGCCATAGATTGACTTGATTGTCGGAATGGCTTTCTCAATAGCGTGGCGTTCACTTTCAAGGTCATGCCAGATGATGCGATGTGCGTCGGGATCCTCGGCTCTCAGTTCCATCATCTTGGCTATACGATCCGGCAGACTCTCTCTCTTTTCCTTTGCGGACTGTTGCAGACCCATAGCTTCGGTAGCGAAAAGTACAGGATTGCCGTATTTGTCAACACTCGGCTTAGAGTAGTCTGTCGGTATCTCATGCCACCGCAAGTCAAGTTCCGGCAGAATGTAGCCCTCGTCATCGGCTTCATCGCCGGTTATATCCAAGGGTCTGCTGACGAACAAGGCCCATGAGGACACCCATAGCCAGAACTCCTCTTCCTTGTGTGGGTGGAGGGTAAGATTGTCGGCGTGCGTTGAGTCTCGCTTAAAGAAGCGTGTTTTGGCTTGCGACACATCCATGATGCCGAGGAAGTCTGCATAGGCAAGCAGCTCGATATAGTCGTTGGGTGAGGGTGTGGCCGTTGCCACATAACGGAACTTGATGCGCTCTGCCTGACGGCGTACCTGCATGGGGCCGCCGTCGCCGGTGAACAGTCGCATAAATTCTCGGAATGTCTTTGAGCCGCCGAGACCTCTCAGAACCGATGCCTCGTCAAGACTGGCGACTACAAACAATTCGGGGTCTAACTTGCCGTCGCGGATACTTTCGTAATTGGTGAGGTAGATGCCGTCACCATCCATCTCTTCCGGGCGACGTATGAATTTAGGGGGGATAACCCATCCGAGAATGTTCTTGGAGTCTTCAACGAACTCTTGTCTGACAGACAGAGGGCAGACAATCAAGCCGGAGCCATGCCCGACCTTTGCGAGAGTGAGCCGCACGGCCTCCAGCTGAGTGACGGTCTTGTGTAGGCCGAACGAGGCGAAACACGCTCTCTTGCCACCTTCAACAAGCCACTTTACCATCAGCTTGTTGTGAGGTTTGAGTTTCGGATTTATCTCGCTCATGTCAACCTTGAAGCCGTAATCCTCGGAGATTTTTATTTTTGATTTGAGAAATTCCTGATACTCCATAGTAAAACAGGTGGCACCACTCAGAAGATGAGCGGTGCCGCGTTTGGATTGATGATGTGATTGACTTGTTACCTCACTTCTTGGGGGCTTTAAGCTGTTCGCAGACTGCCACTCTGACACCTGCTTTCGTTAGTTTTCGCACATAGGCGTCGAGTGCATGATGAGGGAACCCGGCGACCATCTTCTTGCCACGCTTGGTAATGGTTATCTGGAGTAACTCAGCGGCTTTTTCCGCATCCTCGTTAAACAACTCGTAGTAGTCATTGACGCGGAAGATGAGAAGAGCATCGGGATGTTTCTTCTTAATCTCCTTGAATTGCTTCTCTATGGAGATTGGACGCTTGGCTGGTGTAGTCTCGGCGGCTGGTGCCTCGGTTTCGATTTTCTTGCCGTCGAGAGTGTACCCCAGAGCCTTCAGTTGTGATGCTATTTTTTTCTCGCTCTTGCTGAATTTCTCATTGACCTTTTCGCGGGCACCTTGATACTCGTCAGGACACCAAATCTCACCGAGTCGGTCAATGTGAGGCTTGGCCAAGTGCTTGACTTCATCAAGAGTTAGAATGGGGGCGCCGGAGCATAGCGCGTGTTTCATCCATGCTCGGAGAATGAATGGAGCCATCTCCAAATGGCCGGCGACATAGTTTGTGATTTCCTCGGCACTCGGATAATCACCGAGGCCAAGCACGTTGCACAACTCCCGATTGTTCTTAACCATCATGGAGTAGGCAAGAACGAACTCGGAATTGTCAAGGCCCTTCAGGTCTTTGATGTGGCCATGCTCGCCTAAGGCCTTACAGCCTTGTGAAACAAGGGCGGAAGGGAGTGAGGTTTTCTCAGACTTGTACTTGCTGATAAGTTCCTGAACTTTGATGGGAAGTCCGTTGCTGTCAACATTTGTGGTCTGATCGTCTTTTTTGAGGTACCACGTCTGCTGTTCTATGCGGATGTAGTTGTAGCTCCCCAGCTGAATGACGCGGTAGCACTCGCCACTCTCCAGAAATGCCTGAGTGCGCTCATCATCGAGTTCATACCAGCATCGGCCCTTGAACTGACTTGATGGGTCAACTATCTCGTAGCCGAGTTCCTTGACTTTGGCGCGTATTGCCTCTTTGAGTTTCTTGATAACGCCGGGGGCATAGGAATCATCTCCTATTGCGATAACGGCCTTACCCTTTTCAAGAGGTTGCCCGGTCTTGACCAGATTGTCATCATTGCTCCGTAGATAGTCAGCAATGTAGGCAACCGTCTTGGCGATGAATTTATCTTCGCAAGTACACTGGCCGCTCGTGGCTTTCATTTCGTAGAACAGACAGCCGTGGTTGCAGGTGTTGAACGGACACTCACCGCAAGAGGTGTCACAGCCGCCGGCGTAGTCGGGCTGTTGGTTCCAAACAGCATCGGTTAAGTTACGAAACAACCCCTTGACAAACCCCGAGGCCGTCGCCGTTGTGAAGCCCTGATAGTTGTCGATGTACTGTTTGTAGTACATGTGCTGCTGTTCTTCGGTCACTTTACAGATTATCATGGCCGCGCTGATGGGCATCTTATCCTCTTTCAAGGCTTTCATCAACTCAGGAATGAGAGAGTTGAGTTTGATGCGGTCCTGAACGAAGCGGATGCTCTTGCCGAAGCGGAGCGCGATGTCCTGGATTGAGCTGCCTTTCTGTTGGAGTTGGCCGAAAGCAAAGGCTTCCTCCATCGGGTCAACATCCTGACGTTGCAGGTTCTCGGTGATCATCGCGTCGAAGGCTTCCTCATCGGACATCTCTTTCACGATAGCCATTATCTCGTCCCAGGGATTGAACGGCAACTCGTTATTGGCCTCAGTTTCCTCAAAGAGGATGCGGTAAGCACGATAGCGGCGCTCTCCGCAGACAATCTCATACTCGGTGTTATCTGCTACCGGACGCACCGTGATAGGCTGGAGAAGTCCCTGCTGACGGATGTTCTCCGACAGTTCCTTCAACGCCACCTCGTCGAATGTTTTGCGAGGGTTCATCGGTGACGGATGCACCGATGATAGTTTTAAAGATTTTACTTCCATAGTGGGTTTTATTGGTTTGACTTTTAGTTGATTGTACTGTAAAGTTAGTCACCGTGAGCGGATTTTGCAAACAGAATGGCCGCCATTTTTACACCATTTTTACCATGAGTAAGTGGCACCGTTGAATTTCCATTCCGTTTTCTGATAGCGGAAGAAACCGCGTCGGGCAGTCTCTTCAAACATCGGCATGTCTTTCGTCTCTATCTCTCCGGGAGTATGACCGTTTAAGGTCGTGTACTTTGGAAGTTTGAAGTGCTTCCTTATGGCCGCGATAGCTTCTGCATCTTTCGTGACCCAATAGATTACTACCTTCACCGCCATGACTCGCCGGACATTTGAACGAAGTTGAACATTTCAAAACAGCGGTCATAGATATGGTCGCCGTAGATTTCGCCAATCTGTTCAGGGGCGAGATTGGAGGTGACATGGGTAAAATCGCCGCGCCTTATGTCATATCGCCGTTGGAAAATATACTGAAAAACATTCTCCATATTGCCGAAAAATCCGGTGGGGATACATTCGCGGCCGACTTCATCGAAAGCCTGACGGCATGATGTTATGTACTCCTCAATGCCGGGGTAGCCTTCTTTGGCGAACATTCCGGCAACGTAGCTGGCGTTGGTAATGCGGAAGCTATATGCCCAGGGATCGCGGCGCATCGTTCTCGGATTATATTTTTCCCGATAACATACAGGGCGGCGCACCATGTGGCAATAGTCTCGTACAATTTCAAGCATTGTCGATTTGCCGGTGCCGATGTCGCCCCATAGCCACAGACCTTTGTCGGGATCCAATTTGCCGTCAAGCATCAGGCACCACCGCACAATGTCGTTTAGCAAAGGCTTCATGCTGTCGCGGATTTGGAATTTGGGGCAAATGGTCTTGCATACTTCGAGAAAATCAAGTTTCTCCTGACGGGTCACGTCTCTTGAGCCCGCAACTTGGCGTGACTTTTCCTCGAATGGGTATGCCGCCGCTCGGAGGTATCGGTCTATCTGTTCTGGTTTGCTCATTTTGTTTCCTTTCTTTTTCTCGCTTTTCATCGTCGATTATCCACGAATTTGCTTTGCTGTCCCAACGAGTAATGCGTCGGTTGTATTTATCAATCCAGCCTACAGCTGCGTAATTGTAGTAAAACCGACGGGCACTCTCTTCCCAATTTTCCAGACGCTTGTCGGCATCTTGGTTCAGGAAGTACTGCCGGACTTCATCGAGGGTCGGAGGCTCAAAAGTAATTTTTGGCTTTGGCGGAGATTTTTTCTTTGCAGCCTTTCTCTCTTCCTCAGCAAAAAGACTTTCAGGTTCTATGCGTTGAGGTGCGCCGCGTGTTGCGACAGCAACACTATCGTCTTTAGTCTTATGTCTTCTTTCTTCTATATATAAGGTGGATTTAGCATTTGTGTCAACCTTTGTGTTAAGTGTTGTGTCAACCATTGTGTCAAGCGTTGTGTCAACCATTGTGTCCACTGATTGAACACAAATTTTTTCATTGAGCGTAGAATCTGTGATTTTAACTCCAGTCATCCTATATATAGCCTTACCGCTTCCGAGTCCTTTTGCAAAGTCGATGAACCCACGTTGTTTGAGCTTATTTCTGAGTGCCGCAATCGTTGTACGAGAAATCCCAAGGGTCAACTCCAAATCCCTCGTCTTTAATTCAAATGGGTTAATCCAGCGCCGAATGTTGCACTGATGTAGCAAGTAGAAGTACATCGCGGCCTCATTGCTTGAGCATGGATTGAACCTCGTAGAATCCCAAAAATTATTTAGCAACTCAATGTATGTCATCGGTAAAGTGGGTACTTGTTTAGAGCCTCTTCAATATATGGCGCAGGCGATACCCGGAGGTATCGGCACACGGCGGTTATGAACTCTATTATACCGTGGCAAACGACATATACGCTGCCGTTTCGCTCTACTAATTCTTGCCACGATTTCTGATCGTCGGACTGGGTGCCGGCGCGGGAACCTTTACGCTTGGGAACTTTCATCTCAATGCAGAGGCTCGCCTTGCCGCCCGATGGGAATAAGAGAATAAGGTCGGCCACTCCTTTGACCTGACCCTCATAGACCATAGTTGCCCCGGCACGGCCTCCACGCCATCCTCCATTAGGAACAGAGAAAAGCAGACGGCCTACCTTGGGGAATGTCATGCGGAACCAGCAGACGCAAGTGTGCTGTATCTTGGCCTCAGAGTAGTCCTTTTCCGCTTCTAAGATTTCTTTTTCTGTCATGGCTTTGGATGTTCAGTGCGCCGGTCGCATTCGTTCAACTGTTTTACAATCTGCTTGACCCGTTCTAAATTCCCATCCTTGTTGTCGAACACGGCGATACTATCAAGCTGCGGCCCGAATAAGCCGATGCCGTTTTTAAGGATATGGATTTTCTCGCCGATTATTTTATGTCGGAACGCTCGTTTCATAACTCATCTCGGAACAGGTTCATGGTGATGTTGACAATATCCTCCTCTATCTGAGTGGTGGTGCCGGTCACTCCGTTAGCAATGTCCTTTTTCGTCTGAATGATTTTATACATCTTCTCATCGATGGTCTTGTCGCCAAGGAAATAATAGCAGTTGACCGCATTTTTCTGACCGTTACGGTGGGCTCGGTCCTCGGCTTGCTCACAGTCGCTGTAAGTCCAGGGGAACTCGATAAAGCCTACACGGCTGGCTGCTGTAAGAGTAAGGCCCGTACCGCCGGAGCGGTAGTTGAGGATAATGAGTTTGCAGTCGGGGTCGTTCTGGAACTTGTCTACGGCGGCCTGCTTCTGAGTGGTGTTCTCGCTTCCGGTCACACAGACGGCATCGGGAAACTCTTGTTTGAGAGCTGCCACTACATCTTTCAGGAAAGCGAACATGATCAACTTCTCGCCGCCGTCTATGATGTCGTGAATAAAATCCGACACAGCCTTGATTTTGCCGTGAGCTGCTATCTGTTTGAGGATTCCGATTTGAACCATCACCTGACCGCGCATGGCCCGCATCAGCTTGTCATCCGAGGCATTCTTATACTGCCTCAGATATCCGAGAAGATTGCGCTCGGCGTCGGTGTACTCCTTTCGGTTAGTGATGTCGCAGGTGATATACTGGCGCGTCTTGTCGGGAAGCTGCGTCAATACCTTCTGCTTTTCACGCCTGAAAAAGCAACACATCCACAGACGATAATTCAATTCTCTCAGATTGGAGGATTGTTTGGGGCCGTCGCAAAACCGGGCCATAAATTGCTTATAGCCGCCGAAGTCCTCAAGTCTGTCAAGGATTTTGAGCTGCTGAACGAGGTCGGTATTATTGTTGACTACCGGCGTACCCGTTAACTCAAATATCCATTTCTTACCCTTGCAGATACCCTCGACATATTTAGCCTGCTGTGTCTTACTGCATTTGCACTTGTGGCTCTCGTCAATGATGACGCACTTAAAGAGATTGATGCGCTCGTCAAAATGAATGGAACGGAGACTGATACGCTTGGTGGCCGTCACTTTCGTTACAAAGAACTTTTTCAGGCTCTCATAGTTGGTGATGAATACCGGGCAGATAGACTCTCCGTCGGGACGTTTCAACTCATAGAAGCGGTGCCAGTCTGATTTGTTATGGTCATCGAGAATGATTGCGTCAATACCGGCGAACTTCTTGAACTCTCGCTGCCAATTAACTTTCAGAGCCGCAGGGCAGATAACAAGTATAGGGAAAGTGTCGCCATATTTGGCGGCCTCTTTGTGCGCTTTGACAACCGTGCAGATTGCTTGGAGCGTTTTGCCAAGTCCGGGCTGATCGCCAAAGATGCAACGCTGATGGTCCAAAGCATAGCGGACACCCTCCAACTGATACTCGTAAGGGTTCAGAAGCATATAATGTTCGCCGTCGAACGGCTTCATCGGAGGTATCTCGAAGATTGTATCACTCGCCTCTTTACGCCTCTGAACTGACATGCAGTAGCGGCTTTTTACGGCCCATGCTGCAAAGGCTTCAACATACCACCGAGCGTCAAAGCCCGGCGGATAGAACGGACTCTCCTTGGTTACAATCCAAACCCGGTCGCCGTTATCCCATCGGGGACGGCTCGGTATGCGCTTGATGATTTCTATAAGCCGAGGGTTGTAGTCGAAGGAGAGTCTGAAAGTGCCGGGTGTCTCGGTAACGTATATTGGGTTCATGCTTTATGCAGGTATCTCTTCAGGAATTGCGACCGACTCAACATCGATTGTTACGCCGGCCTCGCCGAATGGGTCTTCCGTATTGCCGGATGTATCGTCCGAATTGAAGTCCAGCACTCCATCGGTGTCATACTTGCGGTCGAGGATATATTGCTCGACCTCGTAGAGAAATGCCTGCACGGCCATGTCGAACTCGTCGCCGTGGACCAGAGACTCGTCGCCGAGGTCAACGCCGGGAGAGCAGAGGTTAAGGACTTTTCGCGTCAGGAGTATGCGCTTGCCGGTCATCACGATGAAAGGCGCAGAGTCATCGCCGCCCTTGCTGACGGAGGTCACGGAAATTTGTTTGAGCAGTTCGTTGTTTGCCTCGCTGTGTGGAGCATCCCAATCGATGTGGTCTGCCTCCTTTTGCTCGGTCAGTTCCGTGAAGAATGGCACCAGCTCCTGAAGGCGACTGCGCAAGTCAACATGGGCGCGATGATTGCCTTTGATGGTAATCTCGTTGCCGTCCTTGTCGATGTACGTCGCCTCTACGCTGCCACTCTTGGTTAGTTTGGCTTTCTTGATTTTTAATTCCATTGTTGTAGTTTTGAGGTGAAAAATATCGGACGGCATTTGGTGCCGCCCGATTTATCGGTTTCTATATTCGTTAATGAAGTCTTGGTAATGCCTGTCCGCCGGCAATGGGAGGTTTATCCCGAACTCCGTGGCGGCATCCGCTTGTATCTTGTTGAGGTAGTCAGTCATCTGGAGCGTGTTCAGGTCGGTAGTGCTGCCTATCACATGAACCCATCGGCCTCTGACCGCTATATCTCGCCCAAGGTATTTAGCCTTGTAGTAGTCGTGAATGTCATCTTTCGGCGTGCCCGTCGCTTCCTCCATGCACTTAAACCACATCCACATCAGCGCATTTTGGCTAACAGTCCTCGGCTGTGTCTTACGGACTATCTTGACTGAATAGGTTCCGTTCTGGAGAAGTGTGCAGAGATAATCGAATGACTTGTCCATGCTCACCTCTCCGTTACACTTGGTAAGGGTGGCTTCAGGCATTGGTCTCGAACGGTAGGCCGCCTACGCCGAGGTCTTGAGGTGCGCGTGCGCCGGTAGGATATTGGCCGGGGAACGGCACGGCCTGAGGGGCGGCAGGTTGTGGATATGACGGCTGTTGCGGATAGGCAGGTTGCTGTGGGTAGCCGGACTGTTGAGGATAGCCCTGCTGTGGATAGGAGGGCTGTTGAGGATATGCACCATATCCGGGCGCAGGTGCCGGCGCAGGCTGTTGCGCATAGCCTTGCTGTGGCTGTTGGCTGTATCCTTGTTGAGGCTGTTCCTGATATGGCGTTACGTTGAGGCCCTTAATAGACGTGAACACTCGGCCGTTGTACTCTCGGCCGTTGACGCAGGCATCGACATTGACACGCTGGCCTGGCTGAAAGTTGTCGAGAAGGCTCATCTTATCGCCGGTGAACTCAACTAATACATAGTTGGGATGCACAACGCCGTCGCGGTCGGACCATGAGTCATCGAGTATCAGCTCACGCTTTCTGAACGGATCGCCGCCGTTTCTGGAGGGTATCTCCTGAACTTGGGAGATAGAATAAATGATTGCACCTCCCGAAATTTGTAATTTAATCATCGCTGTTATCTTTAAGTTTTATTGAGAATGAGCCGCTGACGGCCTTTTGGGTGAAATATTGGGCGGCCAAGTCGGGATGGTCTTTCTCGAAACTCTTTGTATCGAATGTCCGTCGCATTGAGGCCGCTCCGAGGGTTGTCTTGAATAGACCGCTGTCCCAACTTCTGAGACCTCGCTTCTCCATCGCTTCTCTCATCAATGGTTTCACTCGGTCGAGTTCGGAGTCTATGTGCTGTTTCTGCTTGAGCAGCTTGGTCACATAGGCAATCATATCTTCCGGCATGATGCTTTCAGCATCGCTTGTGGGCCGCTGTCCGAGTTGAGGATGCAGGAGTTTGCGGTCGGGATGCTCATAGACGATTGAGCCGTCAAAGGACTCATACCACACTGCTTTCAGCAGTTCAAGAACGAGATCGTCGGGTTTGCGCTCGATAATCCAGAAAGCCGCCTCACCCTTGCGGAGCCAGTTGGCGCACAGGCCTTCAACTTTCAATCCGGGGTTCTGTCTCTCGAACAACACCGCATACACGGAGAGCTGCCATGAGAGATATTCTTTCAGGCCATCCTCGTGATTGGCGAAGTAGTTAGGCAGACCGTAGCCGTCAAGGGGATAGTAGTTGAGGTTATTGGTCTTGGTGTCGGCCAGCCAAATGCCGCCGGTACTCTCGCGGATCCATACGTTATCTATCTGAGAGGCGTATTGGAAATTGTCGCTGACTGTGTACTCATTGGCAAGAGGTATGAAGCCCTGGCGGTGCCGGATGTAACTGTCAAGTTCACGGCTCACGTCCCAATCTTCATCGCCGAATGTATTGGGGTATGTGGTTTCCTTGATGCCGAGGTCATCATACAGCTCAATGGCTTTGTGGACGGATGAACCATACTGGCCGGCCCTGGGGATTGCGGTGTTCTTTACGAAGTCGCTTGCATCGGGATAGACGCCCAATTCAAGGACAGAGTGAATGAGTCCGGTTATGCCCATCAGTCGCTTATCGCCGAGGGCATACCGGTGGAGCTCTTCATTGAACTCCACCGGGCTTTTAATCAGTTTTATGCTCATTGGGCTGCATTGTTGATTGAGTGAGATTTCGCGCTTACCGCCTGATAGAACTCGGTGCCTTTGGCGCAAAGTGCCGGAGCTGCTTTGCTCCACTTCTGCCACAGAGCGGTTATATGCTCTGCTGTGGTGCATCGGCCAAGTTCCTCAAGGGCCTCTTTGAGTTGGGCGCCAGTGAACGTTGCGGCAGGTTGCTGAGAGTGCTGGCCGCGCTCCTTGAACTCGGCCTGATTGCCGCAGGCGAGGTTGGCATCATCGTCAGTGTCGGCCACGATGCCGAGGATTGCGCAGTAGGAGTAACGTTTCAGGTAGGTAATGGCGGAGCCATAAGCCTGATAGTCGGTTGTCTGATTGGGGAGCATCAGTTCGCTCTTGAACCACTGACCGCTCTTGTGCGAGAGAATGGTTACGAGCTTGCCCTCGCTGATGAGCTGGCAGACGGAGAGACCGTTGGCTTTGAGAGCCGGGGTGGCGGCTTTCACACACGCGCAGAGGTCTGCGTACTTGAATGAGTAGGAGCCGCCAGTCTTTGTCTTGACCTTAACCTCTTTTTCGAGTTTGGGCTGCTCGACACTGCCCTGAAAGGCAGAGAGAGCTGCGCTGATTTCGTTAATACTCTCGCTCATGTAGGAGACGAGTTTGGGAGTTGTTTCTTCCATTTTGAATGGGTTTTATTGGTTTGACTTATATTTCATTTCACCTGTAAAGTTAAGGCAGATTGACGAGAGGCGCAAACAGATTAAGCACCATTTTATCAATGTTTTACACCTTAACATTTACTGACATTTGACTCCGAGACGAGGGGCGTAGAAGTTGAAATTCCTACGCTCCACATCGGCATCTTCGGGATACCATTCGGCGCGGGCAAGCCACTCTTCATAGCACTTCTTACAGTGCCAATGATTGAGGACGGCGATATAGCAACCTTTGTCCGAGGGCAGATAGGGGCGTCCGCACCAGTCGCAGATGCAGCTGTCGGAGCCGACGGCATCCATCAGCTCTCCGGCGGTACACTCAATGACGAGGAATTTGCCTGCTTCAATTTGTTTAGCCATTTTGTCTGATGTATTTGAGAATTATGTTTGACAATCTTATTGTCTTCCGGCAAAGCTCCTCATCGAACATTCCGATGTGAGTCTGCTCCTTTGGCAATCGGAAAGCGGTTGACAAAACCTCGTAGGCCGCAGTCCGTGGCAGATAGCCCTCTTTCCAAATTGGGTCAAAAGCCTCATGTGCCTGATGCTTCAGTTGTCGGAGTTCCTTATTGGCAACTCGACCGAGGGCTTTGTCTGAATTCTTGTGGCATCCGACCCATGCGCCGCAAGGCTCACAGATGTAGCACTTGGTTCCATAGGAGCGCCCGTAGATTTGTGAGTCGTCAACGAGTTTAGTTGGATTTCCACAATACGGGCAGCTCCAGCCGAGTAAAACAAGCGGATCATCTTTCAATGTCATTTTTAATGTTGTCTATCGCGGCGTTGAGCGCTTCCTGAAACTCGTCGAGGTATTCAGGGTGCAGGAAGATACGCTGCCGTTTCTTTGGGCCTTTCGACTTGTCGGTCGGAATTTCCGATATGGCAATATAAGGAGAGCCCTTGCTGTCCTTGTGGGTGTCTATGTAGTAGACGCGAGTTCCACCACTGACACGCTTTGAGAATGTCGGTTTATCCATTTTGATGATGTGTTGATGATGTTGTTGAGAGAGCAGGAGTCGAACCTGCTTGTAGGTTATTCAGCGGCCGCCATTATTTGCCTACACCCGGTTCAATCCGGGTTGCACTCGCCGATTGCAAGTCTCTCATGTGAAAAACCGGACTATCTTCACAGACTATCCGGCGTTAATGATATTATTCTAATTGGGTGGAGGAACGGACAGGAGTCGAACCTGCGAAGCGTTACCGCATCGCGACAATGGTCTGCCGCGTCACCTTGGCCACTTGGTTGTACCGTTCCAGATTAGCCGGAATAACCCGTCCGGCCATCGGGATTGATTGATTGACGCTGTAAACCCTCACGGGCGTTTTCAAAGGCATCACTATGTGGTTAATAACAGCGACCCTCTCGGGCTAATATATCGTTATCTTTTTTTCTTCCTGGTATTCCGACAATGCCTCAAAACCTGAGCTGCGTTGCAGAACCATTTGCCGTTCTGCGCCTCGGTCGGCTTAGTGGCTTCTATCTTTCCGGCGGCGATAAGGTCTGTGAGCTTCTTTTCGCCTCCGACAATGTGCATGGCATCCTTCTTGCCGAATGTAAAGTCTGACATTATCGTGAGGATATTCTCCAATAAAATAGCCGAGGGATCTACGGCATTGATTTGACCTCTTCCCATAGGCTCTACTTTACTCTTGCGACATAGACACATCTATCTTCCATGTCGGTGCTTGTTATCCACTTTTTACCGAATTTAGCACGCTCGTTAAGCATGGAGGCACTTGGCGTGTTCCGGACGGTATTCGGATTGTAGATGTCCATCGGAAATGCGATGGCCTCACCTACCTTCAAATTGCGGAACTCTTCCGCAACGCCTCCGCTGGCGATTCTTATTGTATTATTCTCCATAATGGTTTTTGATTAATTGGGAACGGTAGTCGGCTTTGCTCCGACGACCTTCAGGAGTGTTCCTGACGCTCTACTAACTGAGCTATACCGTTCTGATTTATATATGTGGAAACTCAGATGCTTTGAGCGATATGAGTTCTTTGCATACTACTTGGTTATTACCGGTCCATTTGCCACGGGCGGACACGACTCAACCCGCCATCCGTCATTTGTCGGCATAAGCTCGGATGGTTCTTTCTTACCGTGGCACCGACCCGTTTCAAAGTGCCTTTCGCCTCTCGGCATACTCGGCGGCTTCTTTATCGGCTACCACTCATCGCTGACTTCTCCGGCGGACTTTCGTCAGGGATTCCGGTCAGTTTCAGCGGAATTTCCAATACGTCAAGGTACTCTTCTTTGGTAGCGAGAATGGCAGGATTCGAACCTGCACCTTCGGGTCCTTCTTGTGCTTCCGTTACACCACATTCTCTCGGCCATCGCGTTAGCTATTCACGATTTTTTTCGTTGGCCTTGTGGGAGTGGCAGGACTCGAACCTGCAACCACTCGTTTAGTTTGCGAGCCTCTATCCAGTTGAGATTATCTACACTCCCGATTGCAACCCCTTTCGGGGCCGGGCCTCTCTTGGCCCTGGGCATTGCTCACTCTTGAGCGCCGTTATTGGTTGGTTTGACTTGGCGGAGGTTAATCTTCAGGGAAGATTGAGTTTACCAGCACCGCAATCGCCTTGACTTGGCTCTTGACCCTATCGGCCTTTCCGGCGGTCTCGTGATACCACTTCTGGTACAAGTCGCGGTTTTCTTTGGCGGAGTCTCGCTGCTTGGTAATGTCATCGAGGACGCTCTTGTGAGTCTCGGCCATTGCTCGCTTCTCTTCAAGCAACTGGTAGATGATTTTGCGGAGGGTATTGGCGTCGGTGGTCTCGCTGTCAATCACGTTGCGGAGGTTGTCATCATCCACCTCAATCTGACTGATGCGGAAGTCGAGGCCGTTGTCGTCGATGAACTGGCCGATTTCCTTAGTAGCGTCCTCGGAGATTACGATTGTGAGGAATCCGGGGTGCAGGGTTACGGTCGCAGGGATTGTGGATGCGTAGGCGGCGAGGCTGTTGTAAGAAGCCTCGTTGAGGGCCTTGTACTGGTTGGAGGTTGTTAATTCCATTGTGATTTGGTTTTATTGGTTTGACTTGGGAGGTTACTTGAAAAAGCGCTCTACATATCCGCCGAGGATTACGGCTACTGTTGCTTGGCCGAGAGATATGTCTCGGTGGTCGTCAAGTGCGCCTTTGGTATGCTGCTGGTAGTGGTGGAAGCGGATGCACTGTTCAAGCCGTTTGAGGCTCTGATAGTCCTTATCCTTTACAGTGTCCTTGATGTGTCTGAGATAGGCGGCAACAAATGAGTTGGCACTGAACTGGAGATTGGCTTCCTTATACTCCACGTCAGAGGGTTTCATCTTTTCGAGGACGTGCATAGCGTTGTCGGCCACCTTTTCTCGTTCTGCGATGTCCTGACTGATAGCATCAAGGATTGCATTGATTTTTTCTACATGAGTTTCCATATATGCTGATTTTGATTAGTCCGAGATTTCGTCAAGAGTCTCAGTGGTGACGTACCACTCGTAGCGGCACTCTGCAAGTTGCTCGTCTGTCAAGGAGCAACAATGCTTTGTAGCAAAGAAGTAGAGGGCTTGGATATGCTTTCCGTTTTCGTCCTCAATGGTGCCAAAGGAGCGGTCGCGCTTCTTGAAGCCGAGCTTCTTAATCTCGCTCCACGGAGCCAGGAGAGCCGGACGATGGCCTCCCCAAATGGGAGCGCTGATTTCTTTTCCGTTGATTTTCGCTGTCATAGCTTGTCGTTTTATTTCGGTTTAGTCGCTGTTATCTCAATCAAAATCGTTACCTTTGCGGTATTGATTGATTGATGCTGCAAAGTTAATCCAAATGGATTTATAATGCAAGCATTAGTATCTCCGATTGGATTAATTTTAACAATGTTTAACGAATGGGCATTATGGACGCGCTTCAACGGCTCAAAGAAGTATTGGCATATTCGGGTCTTTCAGTCCGAGCATTTGCCATCAAATGTGGTGTTAGCCAACCGACATTAGACAAACAGTTTAAGGGATTGCGAGGAATCAGTATCGAAACTATGATGAGCGTTCTTTATGCGTTTCCTGAAATTTCAGCCGAATGGCTTATGCGTGGTAACGGTGATATGCTCATCAAGACACAACCGAACTCGGCAGAGCTGGAGCGTATCAACAAACTCGTTGACACGATAGCAACACTCCAAGAAACTATCAACCTGAAAAACGAAACAATCGCGGTCCTCACGGAGCGCAACAAACAACTCGAATCCCAACTCTCAACAAAATAGTAATGGAAAAATTCCTGAAACTCTCGGCACTCTTTATGGTGCTTATCCTCTCGGCGTGCTCTTCGGATGATGAACCGCAACCCGAATATACCGGGCCGTGGCAAATAGTGTACGACGAAGCATTTTATGGATGGACTACAAAAGACCCGACCTTTAAGACATGGTTCGATGCCCATCAGCAAGATTTTGAAGCGGCAGAGTTCCGAGATGCCTCAGGGGAAACCCGAATTATCTATTCTAAAGATAACGGGGACTGGATAGAGTGGCAAGATTATAAGACGTGGTATCAAGGTAACATTATATGGTACGAGACCGTAGAAAAAGCGACTGAAAGCGAAATCAAGGCTAAGGTTGCGGAATTTGAGTCATTCACATCATACAAAGATAAAGACCACTCTAATCTTGTAGATGATTTCAAGTCGCAATACCGAAGATTAGAACAGTAAAAAAAGTTTCCGCAAAATTGTCGGAGCGGAAATCTAACCCCTCCGAAATTCAAGAAATACAGACAGCTACAAGGATATTCCGCAAATTTTATGTAAATTTGCACAATTATAATTATAACAGTCGGCAGACGCCGGCAACCGAAAGGCCGCCGAAATCGGCCACCACCCTATGACAATAGAAACACCCCAAAAACATCTAAAACATGACACTGAAGACTGACAATGCGCCCTCCGGACGAGCCTCGCACAGCCCGGCCTTATGGCTGGTACATATCGCCGCACTCATATTTGTTCTGATGTGGGGCGTGTCTTTCGTGTCCACCAGAGTTCTGATACTGCACCACATGGGCCCGGTAGAAATATACGTCTACCGCTTCGCCGTGGCCTACCTGATGATTCTGCTCATCAGCCACAAGCGCTTCCGTTCGTACTCGTGGCGCGACGAATGGCGCTTTATGCTATGCGGCCTCAGCGCCGGCTCGATATACTTCATAGCCGAGAACACAGCGCTGAAATACACCTTCACCACCAACGTCTCGCTGCTGACATCGCTGTCGCCGCTGATCACGATATTCCTACTGGCGTTCATCTACAAATCCGAGAAGCCCGGCCGGGGCATGGTACTTGGCAGCTTCGTGGCATTCATCGGCGCCGCCTGCGTCATATTCAATTCGTCATCCAACAACGAGGTCGGCTTCAATCCCCTGGGTGACTTACTCAGCATTGCCGCCGCATTCTCTTGGGCCGTATACAGCATCATCCTGCGAGGGCTCAGCGCCAATTACGATGTATGGTTCATCACGCGAAAGACCTTCTTCTACGGCGTAATCACCGCCCTGCCCTTCCTGGCCTTCGGACCGCAACTGAACAACCCTATAGAACTGCTGTCGGACACGATGGTGCTTACCAACCTGCTGTTCCTCAGCGTAGGATGCTCGGCCGTAGCCTACCTGCTATGGTCGCTGTGCGTACGACACCTCGGCGCTGTCACCGCCAACAATTACATGTACCTGCAAGCCGTGGTCACCATGATTGCGGCATATTTCATCGTCAACGAACCCATCACCGCCATCGGCATCATCGGATGCGCATTGGTCATCGGTGGCCTTTGGATAGGCGAGAAACTCAATCGCCGCCCTAACTGACCGCCATACTGCATACACTGCGGCGCCATGAGCAGACATT